GAGAATTGAACATTGGGTTGGTACTTCGGCTATGGTCGGACTATTTAATTCAATCGGTAAAACTTTTAAGTCAAAGGAATTTGTGGAAATGAATTCTAGAACCTTTTTAATAACATCAAACGAACTAACAGAAAACTACAGAAAAGATCTCAAATTTACAGAGGTCCCGTTCGTGAATTTTGGTTTAATGAAAGGCATGGTTAGGTCTGCTTCAACAGAAGAGAAACCAGGTATTAAAAGTAATCCTGAAGCTGAAAGGAAAAGAGATGTGATCGAGGCAACTTCCCGTATGGGCTGGTGTCACAAAGAATTAACTAAAGGTTTTAGTTTCTTCTACGACGATCTTGACTACTTATTTAAAAGCTATCATAACAAGTATCTATTATCAAAAGAACTTGCCGGAATACCATTCTATATTCCTTTTTGGCTGGGTGGTCTCGGATTAGATCCAGGCCCAGACTTTGAAAAGAAAATTACACTTGATCAACTTAAATGCGCAAGAGAAATTTATCAAAATATGAACAAGAAGAATAAACGACCACAGAGTGTCTGTTTATCGAAAACTTGTTTAATCGATGATATAATTTCAAAATACACAAATAAATATGCGAAAGAGTTGGATTTGACTTTGGAAATCCCAGATTTTCAGACTCTTATCTCTCAAGATGAGGATGTTAATTATAACCTTTTAATGGAAAATCAAAAAGTTTACTCTTCCCTCGTAGAGTACGTTTGGCGCGACAAGCCCTTAAGTGAGTTCTTCACTATTATAGATGACAATTTCATCTCCGTTTCGGCGCGGTTATCAATTAGAAAATTAATGAAAAATCAGAAATTATGGCTAAATGCTTATAATAAATCTAAACATGTTGATATGAAACCCCTCGAATGGTATAAATTGTGGCATCAAAAACAAAATAAGGTTTTGCCTTTGGTCTTAGAAGATCCTGTTCGTAGCTATAAGAAGCACGTCCAGAGATTGAATGACAATCAGACTCCGATATAAATAAAATAAACTCCGAATAAGAATCATGTAAATATATGTTAATAAATAAGATTCGTTTTGATATTCGCCTTCGAAAGAAGCTAAAGTTTTGTTAGAAAGTATAAATAAGTTTGATGATTGGTATAATAATTTACGTTTTGTATTTAGTAAATTATATTTTGCGCTAATCATTTCTATATTTAGAAATCTAGGAGTCCTTGAG